GCAAACTCAATCGGAAACTGATCTCTTAAATAAGCAAATATTGGTTGTTCAGCATTATCAGTATAATAATACTTAATCTTACTACCACCTTTTATAAACTCATATTTAGCCTGTAAATCTTTATGCTTATATAATAAGAAATTATGATAAGCCGCTGCTTTAACAGCAAAGTGAGTACCTGTTTCAAACTCCAACTTATTTTTATCATTTTTAACATCTCTATCATAGTTAGTACATGAAGATTGTAAAGCTATATCATCAATTCTATCAGGAACACATAAATCAAATTCTTTTCTTAAACCTTTAACCAATTTAAGTAATTCTTTAATGTTAAATGTATCAGGATTTTTAAATAAATACTTAACAATGTCTACAATCTTTTCTCTTGCAAATAAAGGTGTAGATGATCTAATCAACTCAACTCCTTTTGGATAAATATAATTAAATCTATCATAAGGAATACCATCTTCATATACAATATGTTGTATATATTTCTTCTTTGCCATACTAATTATAGATTCAGAAATTCTTTCTAATTCGAAATCATGTTTATTTTCAACCCCATACTTTTTACCATATTCATCTAATTCATCAATAAAATATTGAGCAATTCTATTCTTATCTAAATCCATGATAAAATCTAATCCACTTGAATACATATGTTGCCATTCACAATGATCCATTGCAGGTTGGAATGAGGCAAAAAGACTATCCGTATCACAATAAATACTTACTGGATAAGATTTATCTATTTGTCTTACATTTTTAAGATTTAACTTTTCATGTAATTCAGTATCTAAATGCCACATATTATACCAATAATGGTCATTTGCTTTTTCCATTAATTGGATTACTTCTCTACCATGAGCAGTAATCGAGCCAGCTACATTATTGTTGAATAATACAAAATAATTCGTAGCTAATGCTCCGTAAGAACCTCTTTTCCCCCAGTAGATTTACACCCACTGGGGGTTGGCACCGTTAAGAACCAGCTTCAAAGCTAATTGAAGGGCGTTATAATACTCCACTTCTTTTTTCACTTCAAAAGCTTTAGCTCTTAACGAATCTAATTTTTTAATTTTTTCGTCTTTAGTCATAAAACTTATATTTTATTTTTAATATAATATTGTATATTAAAATAATAAAAAAGTTTATGATTAAAGAAAATACCATATCAGTAAATATAACTAGTGTAAATAGAAATCATTATATAAAACTAGGATATAATGCTAATATATTTGAAAAATTAGATATAAATATATATGACTTACCATTAAGTTCACATGTAAAAATAACTGCAATATGTAAAATATGTAGTAGTGAAAATTATATTCAATATGGAAAATATATCAAGAATAAAAATAATCATGGATTTTATTCTTGTAAAAAATGTTCTAGACAGAAAGCCGTGATAACATCTCAAAAAATTTATGGGGTTAATAACTGGATGGAGTTAAAAGAAGCAAAAGAAATAATGGCAGAAAAATTTACAAATAAATATGGGGTAAAAACAAATTTATTATTAGAATCTAATAAAGAATTAAGAAAAAATATAATGGAAGAAAAATATGGTACTTCTAATTTTTGGGAACTAAGAAATAATATAAATAATGGTTTTGTAAATAGTGGTAGTATAAAATTTACTAATTTAAATTTTATTTCAACTAAAAACGATATAGAAGACCCAAAATTAAGATACTCAGATGAAGAAATCAAAAAATTTTATGATAAATATTTGATAGAGTTTTCTAATTATAAAAAAGAAGTAAGAAAATTAACTAAAAGAGTTAAAAATAAATTATATGAAGATTGGGATGGTTATGATTTTTATGATAGAGAATATATAAAAGATTATTTAAATTTAAATTATGATAACAAAAAATATCCAACTATAGATCATAAAATATCTATTTACGAAGGGTTCTACAAAGAAATTAAAGCTGAAGAGATAAGTTGTATAAGTAATTTGTGTATAACAAAACGTTCCTTAAATTCTTCAAAAAGAAATAAAGATTTCAAAGAATTTAAGGAACAAATTATTATACAATATCTTTGAAAATGTATTTACAACGTTCATCTATATTAATATCTGATAGATCAGTATGATCTATATTTTCTAAAATTAAATAATCTCGTATTACATTATCCAATCTTGCTATTTCGTCTTTGTTTTGGAATCGTATTCCATCTTCAACATTATCTAAAATGGGTGGGATATAATATATTTTATACCATTGATTTATATTTTTAAGAATTTCTTTTTGTAAATGATTTATAGCAGCAACATCTTTATTAGATAATTTCTTAGGATATAAGGACCTAAAATAGAAGTAGTTTAATATAGAGGAAGAATCACATATAATATAATCTTTAGAACCTAAATACATTTTTTCTCTATTTAGTTGTTTATAGAAAATAACCATTTGATCTATTGGTGTATTTGGTATACCCCATTCGGCTATATAATCGGTGGCTGCTTCGGTAACAAATATGGAATTAAGACCTTTCTTTTTAAGTTGGTAGTGAATAGATGCGGCTAAGGTTGATTTACCTGAGCTGGGAGCTCCTACAATACAGATTAATTTGCTCATTTTTTTCTTTATTTTATAAATATTATATTTTAATAAAATAAAAAGTTTAAATAAGAAAGGTTTATTATTAATATATAATATATTAAAATAATTTAATTAGATGCAGTTTTTTGTAGTATATGTTAAACAGATAAAAAAATTCCAAAAGTACGTTAAAGTAAATAAAATAAGGAATAAATATATCATAGATATTAAAAAAATATCAGAAGAAGAAGGATTAGATTATGATTCAGAAAGGACGTATCTTAAAATACTAGTATTTAATAAAATACAACAAGCGATAGAAAAGAATAAAGATATTTATTATATTCCTGATTTTGAACATGATTTTTCTATTGAGAAACTTTTGAATATTAAAAAAATTCTAAATGAGAATGACTTTAATATTCTTATTTTTTATAATGAGTTTAGAAAAGATAATGATTTATTACAGGATGCTTTAGGAAATTTAACTAAGTTTTCCAATTCACAAATAATCAGAGATTATTAAAAAATAAAAAAATAAAAATGGCAAATCCTACTAATACACCAGCTCCTAAATCAGCACCTAAACCAAATACAAATGTAGAATTTAGTTCACCTGATCAAAGGAAATTTAAATTAGATATAAACGGTAACAAGGTTGATGCAGAGAATCCAAAAGCAAACCCAAAAAGCGGAGATAGATTATCTCCATTAATGGGAGGTTCTCCTTTAGGTGGGTTTGTATATGATAATACTAATCAAGGATATACAATTCAACAAGGTGGTAATATTGATGAATTAGAGAGTGTTAAATCTTTATTTAAAAACACTAATATAATACCGTTTAAATCTATAAATGAAAATGGTTTTGATTCAAATATTTATAAAAATAGGATTATTGATTCATATAATGATTCAACTTATGATATAAGTACCTTAGATTTAATAGATTGGTCTAAAAAAAGTGGTAATTCATCTATTGAATTAAATGAAATGGATTTTATCTTTCTTAAAAATCTAGGGGTTTATACAAACAATAGATTAATTATTGCTAGAAGGTTTCAATTTGGAATTTATGATGATTTAACAAATAGTGTATCTAAAAATGCTAAACCAATTTCTAAATTAGTATCATGGGTTAAAGATGGTGAAGATTTTATTAGTATTGATTTTTCAGAAAAATGGGAAGAATCAGATGCTAGTTTTGTTGATATATTAAATGGAATTGGTAAAGATTTAACAACTAATATAAGTAAAACAGATAACCCTACCGATTGGGGTAGTGCTTTAGCCGCAGGTGGTGGTATTGTGCCTTTACCTGGTTTTACAGAAGTTTTTCAATATAACGTTTTAAATAAATTAGCAGGTACTGAACAATCCAAAGTGGATTATACATCACTACCTCAAGGTAATCCTAATTTAATTAGGCAATCTAAAAGAAGAAGTGTAGCAAGAGATGGTAAAGATGCTTTTAATGGGGTAAATGGAGTATTTAAAGTAAGTATGAAAGTTGAGTATGAACAAAAATATGTGTATGGTATAGATCCTGCATTTGCATATTATTCTATAATAGCAAATGCTCTTACATTTGGTACATCAGTATCTTCTTTTAATTTTACTGGAAACTTAGGAGGCAAATTAAAAGAATTTGTTGATAAAATAAGTTCAGGTGATGGTAGTCAATTATTAAGTGCTATAAAAGATTTTGTTACTGCTATTGTTGAAGCTTTAAAAACTATGGCTAATCAATTATTATCAGCAGCAACAGCTATAGTTAAAGGGGATGTTAGTTTAAATGCTATTGGAAATAAAATATTAGATACTATAACAAAAGGTATAAGTTCTATTATTAATAAATATAAAGTTAAAATTATAGGTGTAATTAATTCATTAACAGGTACACCATCTGGACCTTGGCATATAACTATTGGAAACCCAAAACACCCTATATTTTCGTCAGGAGATATGATAGCAGATAAAGTTAAAATGACTTTAGGTAATGTATTATCTTTTAATGACTTACCATCAAGTATAACATTAGATGTTGATTTTACAAGTGCAAGAAATTTAGGAGGTCAAGAAATATTTCAAAAACTAAATTGTGGTAAAGAAAGAACATATGCTGTAGCAAAAGGATATGAAAATGGTATTGATTTCTTAACAATAAATAGCAGTAAAATAGCTAACGATGCTACAATTGTAGCAGAAGAAATCATAGGTGCAAATGCGACAAATGCAGCAAACTTAAATGCAGCTTCTAATACTGATGCTAAAAACTTAGACCCTATTGTAAATGATATAAAAGCAAAAATGGCAGGTTTAGGATTGAAATATATTGATAAATCTATAACTGCGGTGGATGAAGCAACAGGTGTACAAACATGGCTTAAAACATATACAAAAGGTTCTGACTTAAATGGTACAGTTACTTGGAATATGGTAGGCACAAATCCAGCAAAACCGCTTAGTGCTCCTGCTAAGAAGTTTTTTGAAGTTGATCCAAATAGTGGTAAAAAAAATAAATAATAAAAATGAATATTAATGATTTAGATTTATTAAAAAGAGACCTTAAGCAAGGGAATTTATATGACTTAACACAAAATAACCTTAAGTTTGTTCCTAACTTACCATCTACTTATTTTGTTCTTTCTGATGAAGAAGAAATGAGAGCTGATTTAGTTAGTTATGCTATATATAATAATGTGGATAGTGTTGATTATTTACTAAATTTAAATGATATTGACAATCCATTAAATTTAATGAGTGGAGATTATATTAAATGGATAAATCCAACTACATTAAATTCAATAGAAATAACTGTATCTAAAGTAGATACAGTTAGTTTAGGTTTATTAAATACAAATAAGAAAACTCAAGTTGACCCAGCAAGGCAAGTTTATGTATCAAATGGGTACTCATTTCCACCAACATTTAATGAAGCAGGAGGACCTCCAGCAGCAATTAGTGGAAATACAATAATATTAGGAAATAATTAATTACTATGGTTTATTATGTTATATATATAAAATGTTTTGTTTATAAAGGTTCGGTAAATGATTATAATGAGTATAAAATAGGAAATACTAATTTATTAAATAGTATTGAGAATTATTTAGATACTTATAATGATAAATTTATTGATGTGTCATTAATTAGAAAAACATCAGATGATACTACAGAATTGACTTATCAATTAGTTATAGAATTAGATACTTATAATAAACAAAATTCTGAGCCAATACAGAATTTTGTTAATAAAGTATTTAATGGTATAATAGATAATTATAAAAAATACAATGCTTTATATTCTGTTATTACAAACATTAGCACTGGACATGTTAATAAACCAAATGAAGTAGATGATAACTATCATATAACAATAGCTCTTAAAGATATACCTAAACCAAATCCACCTATTCCTAGCTTTAAAATAAACTACGATCCTAATAAATTTCCAACTGATATAAAAATTGTTGATGAGTCAAAAAACAGTGTAAAATATCAATATGATTTTGGGGATGGAGAAAAATCTTTTCTTAAAGAACCTAATAAAACATATACAACTGAAGGTACATATAATATAGTACTAACTACATTATCATCTGATAATTTATCGGCTACATATACGCAAACAATTACTATAAAAAAACCAGTAGATCCTATTGTTGAGTCTACAACTCAGGATACATTACCTGATAGTGCTGATACTAACCCTCAAAACCAAGTAGATAAGACAGCAAATGTAAATGAAACTAAACCTGACGAACAAGCAACAAATATAAAAATACAAACTCCGAATGATCCAGATTATCAAAGTGAGTTTATAAGAGGTTCAGGTTTTTCTCCTGTTATTTACTATAATTCATTATTAATTGATAATTCAACGATTGATTATTTCTCATTATATAATGATGGTTTTATACCTTGTATAAAACTTAATTTTAGAGATTCTAGTGGTACAATAAAAAGTAAAGGGTTTCCATTAGATGATACAAAAATTAAAATATTTATTAGTTCTCGTTCTAATAATTTAAAATCTATAATATTAGATTTTAGTATCATGAATTTTAATAATAATGATGGATCAATGATGATAGATGGTATATTACAATCATCTAAATTATATAATAAAGGTTATAAAAATTACTCAGATTCTACATCTTATAAAGCTCTTAAACAAATATGTACTGATATAGGTATTGGGTTTAATAGTAATATAACTGATTCAAATGATACAATGAATTGGTTACAGAATGGGGAAAGATTTTTAGATTTTATTGAGTCAATTGTTGAAAGATCTTATATATCAGATAAAACTTTTTTAGCAGGTTATATTGATTACTATCAATGCTTTAACTATATTGATATAGAGAAAGAAATGGATAGAGATATAACTGATCAACATGGAATTAATACAACAGGATTAGAAAGTGCAAATGATAATAGTGCTAAAATAGATGTTCAGCCTTTAGTTTTAACAAATGACGAATCAATGTTACAATCAAACAATTACTTCTCTAAATTTAAGATAATAAATAGATCTGCTGAAATAAGTGCAGAAACGGGATATATACAAAATACTGCTTTTTATGATAGAAATAAAAAGCAATTAGTTAGTTTTAAAATTGATTCCATAACTAAGAATGAAAATAGTAAGATTATTTTAAAGGGAGATCCTAGTGATCCAAATTCAACAGATAATGTCAATAATAATCAAAATCATCATTATTTAGGTAAGTTAGATACATCAAATGTGCATGATAACTATTTCTATACAAAAATAAATAATTGGAAGAATATAACTGATTTAGGTAAGATTGAGATTAATATTGAAATGAGCAATCCAAATTTTAACCTTTATCAGTTTCAAAAAGTTAATCTTATATTAAGTAATAAATCTCCTATGGGAGGTGATGATAGTATGACTAATACTAGATTAAGTGGAGAATGGTTATTGATTGGTATAGAATATGTATATTCTAATAATACATTCATTCAAAATTTTCGTTTAATAAAAAGAGAATTAGAATTATCTAAAGAGGAATTAGAAGCTGAAAAAAATAATACAAATACTAATTATAAAAAAGAAGTAGCTGAGAATACCCAAAATCCAGAACCAAATGAACAAACTACAGGATCACCTGCTTTAGTTGATTATTCTAACACTCAAGCAGGGGCAAATAATATCCCAATTGTACCCCCAACTAATGGTAAGTATTTAAAAGCATCTGGAACTAATGAAGATATTTTTTATTATATTTCTAATTTTATTGAAGGTGGATATACATGGGATTGTAGAATAGACATTCAAGCATTAGGATTAGGTACATATGACCCTAAAAGACTTCCATTTCCTCCAAACCAATTTAGAAGACCAGTACCAAGAAATTCAAAAGGAAATCCATATAATGGTATTGGATCATTTAATAATAGTGGTGAGACTATTTATGGGATAGATAGAAGTAATAATGATGGTGGTAAAGAAGATAAAGATAATTTTAATAAATTATGGAATTTAGTAGATGCTTATAAAGTAGCAAATTTGCCAGGTCAAAAAGTAAGTTTTATGACTTGTAATTGGGAATATAATCCTCCTAATAATTGTCCTTTTACTCCTTTAGCTAAAAAGTATTCTTTTAATTTTATGTATAATAGGTATTTAAAATATTCTAAAATTTATTTTAATTCATCACAAATTACATTTTTAGAAAAAGACGCTAGATTAAGATTTCATTTTATATATGCTGGTTATAATGGATATACTTTTTTTAAAAATTTTGCACATAGTTATTTAAGACATTTAACACAAACGCAAAATTACGATCAACTTGTTAGACTATGTTTATTAGATAGAATAAATTATGGAAATCACCTTATAGCTCAGGGGGGTGGTAATATCAAAAATAAAGTTTTTGGACCTCAATATGCATAATATTTAATAGCAATGTATTTTATTTAATATATAATAAAAAAGTTTTATCAATATGGCAGATAATGTTACTTCACCAATTTCAGCACCTATTAGTGGAGGTATGTCTATACCACCTGCTTCAGCACAAACATTAAATCCTCAGCCATCTCATGATTTAAATCCTAAAATTGATCCAGTTATAGCTGAAGCAAGTAAGCCAAATGCTGGCGTACCTAAATTGCAAGAAAAATTTAAAAGAACTGGTTTATTTTATGGAGATACAAATGGTTCAATTTTTGAAATTAATAATTGGCGTAAATATTTTGATAATGATAATTCTGCTAATACAGGAGGATTATATGATGAAGATAAAAGTGGATCAGATGAAACCGGATTTATGGCTCCGGAAGGTTTTTATCAAACTGACTTAATGTCATCTGAAACAGGTTTTGAGAAAGAAAGAGGTTGGATTAATGAACCATTTCAAAATTATGCTTTTAAAGGTTCAAATGGTAATTTAAAATTATATCCTGGACATGAAGGTTCTTTAGAAAATCCATATTCTTATACTAATGCAACTGATTTAGATGTAAATATAAGTAATAATTACTTAGAATTTCCTGATGAACATATAATAAATAAATTAGCTCCTCAATATACATTTACTAGAGGTTTTTCGATAGATAATGATAAGAATGATAGAAGATTAACAAATATAAATTTTGCCCAATATCAAACAACTCTTAATAATCAAGATCCTGTTGTTTTTGGGTATCAATTAGCAATAGTATCACAAACATCACCTCTTTTTAATGGTGCTATACCTGATTTTTTGTATAAGTATTCAAAAATGACTGATTTAAAAACAAGATTAATTACATATTATCAATTTTTTTATAGTTTCTTTTCTTTATTTGAATTAGAAATAGTTAGAGATGAATTAAGAAAAACTACAAGAGTTGATTATAATAATAATTTTACTGATATGGATAATTGGTATAGCAAAATTATTAATAATAATATTTATACAAAAACTGATTTATCAGATTTTACAAATAGTAGAACAGGTAATAATTTTAATAAAACACCATATTATTTGAAAAAAATAACTGGATTAGATAAATTAATAGAAAAGAATGGATTTGATGGTAAAGATAATTTTATTAATTATGGAACAGATATGATTACTTTAACACTAAATGAAGATACTAACCTATCATCAGGTGCTTTAATAATGTTATATAAAACTTTAAGTTGGTCTAGAAGAAGTGGTAAAAAAATGATACCTGATAATTTATTAAGATTTGATTTAGAAATAACAGTTAGTGAAACTAGACATTATAATAGGGTTATAGGAGATAAAGTTATAGCGGATATTCCTAATAAATATACATATTTTTTATATGAATGTCAGTTTGTTTTTGATAAAATGTCACACGGAGATTCTATAGATATGTCTGCAATTAAACCATTAGATGAAGGAGTAAATATTTCTTTTACTTATAAGTATTCTAATGTTAAAATGAGTACATATAATCCTAAAAATATAACATTAGGGGATGGTAATAATCCTAATTCTTTACAATTTAATGAAAAATCAATTGATAATGGTAAATTAAACGTTTATGGAGGGGTATTTCCAATTGGCGCTTCGAATAGTCCTTCAAGGATTTCCAGTGGATCAAGTGCTAATACATATGGGAAAAGAAATATATCAGGCAAAATAGGTGATTTTGGTAATACACCTGATAAAGTTTCTAACCCCTTAAACAATCCAAGAGGTAAATTACCGTATGAAATGGATATTGCTAATTTTGAATTAAGCAGAATTCGTTCAACTGTATCTGCAACTATAATTCAACCTAATATAACTAGTAAAATGAAGGATGATATTAAACAATTATACGATAGTTCAAAACTAAGTATGATTAGTAATCTTAATTCAAAAATTGCAGCAGGAGATTCAAAAGATAGTAACCAAAAAGTAAACACAAATGTATATAGTTCAGTTTATAATGAAACTGATATTTATAATACAAATCCATTTGGTCAATATATAGCTAATAGCACAATAGACAATGTTATTGTAAAAGGAACATATGGACAAGATGTTAGAGTTTTAGCAAACACTAATACCAGAAATTCTATATATGCTGAAAATGTATTTTTATTACCTGATATAATACCTATTATAGGATTTGGATTTAATTCTCCTTTTTTAAGTGGATCTGCTTATATTAATCTAGGAGATGATAATGTATATTATGATAGATTTGGTCTTAGTCTAAATGGAGGATTTTCTATAGGTGGATTATCATTAGGTGGTAATTTATCACTAGGACCTGGAGGATTGTCATTAGGTGGTAGTTTAGGACTTAACCTATAATTATTATATAAGGAAAAGATTTTATATAATATATAATTTATGATAAGAGAAGAATTAAAAGATAAAATATTTGTTGGGGTTGTTGAAAACAATAATGATCCCAATAGATTTGGTAGAGTAAAAGCTAGAGTAATAAAAGTATATGATGAATTAAGCAAAGAAAATATTCCTTGGGCAAGTCCTTTCAAAGATCTTAATGGAAATGAGTACAATGTACCTGATATAGGAAAGATTGTTTCGGTTGTATTTCAAGATGGAGATGATAAGTTACCTGAATATATCTATGCAGAACATTATAATATAAATTTAGAAAATAAATTGAAAGCCCTTAGTGCAGATGATTATGCTAGTTTTAAATCTATATTCTTAGATCACTCTACCCAAATCTATAGAACTAACAGTGATGGTTTAAAAATAGACCATGAATATACTAATATTAATTTAGATCCTTACGGTAATATATTATTAAATTTAAGAGATCCTAAATCTGTAATAACTCTTGGCTCAAAAGATGCGGATGAAAGTGCAGTATTAGGTGACACTTGGATGAGTTGGTTTGATACTTTAGTTGATAATTTATTAGGTTCTAATGGTGGTCCTTATTTAGGAAACTTAGGTGCACCAGTAATTGCTAATCCTTCTTTTATAGATTGCTTACAACAGTATAAAGATCTAAGAGATAAGTTTTTATCAAACCATGTTAAAACCGCAAAAAACGAACAAATACTATCCCAAGCAAGACCTTATGTCAAGCAATTTGGAGATAGTTATACAACAAATGTTGGTGAAGTTTTAACAACAACAAAACCAACAGATTATAGTCCTCAAAGTTCATATACCCCATCTGAGCAATTAGAAAAAAATCCAGCATCAATTGATAAAAATGATCCATCTAAATATGCTAGTCCAGAATTTGGAACATTACCATTCATAGGAACAGCTTCACTTACTCAAAAAGACGCCATAAAATATGCGGTTGCTGCTACTTTATCCAAAGGTGAAAAGCACGGTAGATGTTCAAGATTTACCTACAATACTGCATATAATTATGTTAATATTTTAAGAGGTAAAACACCTCATGAAGGAGCTTACTTAGCTGCTGGTGGTAATGCTAGAGATCAAGGTTATTTTAATAGTTTAAAAGCTTTAGGATATGTACAAACTAATATAGGGGTTGTTAATAAAAGTACGATTAAGTCATTTTTATCAAAAGATTATGATATTGGAGATGTTGTTGCTTATTATGGATTAGATGGATCTAGTGAATCATATGCTATATATGGACATACCCAAATATTTAACGCAGGTATTCCTACAGGTTCAAATGGACATAAATGGTCAACTGACAATATACAAAACTATTCATGTAATTTTGTATATAATTCAAAAGGTGGAGATTCGTGGATGTTATATTATTTCAAAGCCCCTTTAAAATAAAAAATCCCCTTTAAGGGGATTTTTTATAAGTTAATTTTAACTATCTTATACGGATATTTACGCTTTTTATAAAAACCTTCTCGCTCTAAAAAATGTTTATATAATATATTACTCATAGAAGAATCAAATATATCAACTAAATCAAATATATTTGCTACTTTCTTATCTTCATGTTTTCTTAAAGCCCTACCTATTGATTGAATTACAATCTGTTCTGACTTAAATGAATCCGCAAATATAACATTAGTAATTGCATTTATTGATACACCTGTTGAAAGAGTTCCATATGAAGCCACAAGAACTTTTACATTATCTTTTGTAATTTCCATTTGTTTTTTAATCTCTTCTCTACTCTTATTATTTATTTCTCCATCAATATAATAAAAATCTTTACCACTAATAGTTTTTATTTTATCTAAAATCTTATGCCCATATTCTATAGTATGAAATAATATCAATGTATTTGCTTCACACTTTTCTATTATTTTATAAATAAAATTCAATCTCTTTTCTGAATTTTGTATCCATTGTTTTTCAAAATTAAAAACATCTTTACCAATTCCTGATCTTTTTGCTATATTTAATGAAGTATTAAAATTCTTATCATCATGATTTAATAAAAGTACCTTAATACTCATCGGAGTTATATTACCTCTTTTAACTAATGTATCCGCATCAATTTGTGTTACTTTTGGACCTAATACTGATTGAATAGTTAATATTTCTAATGTATCATCAGACGGGAATGTACCTGATACCCCATATCTAATATGAGCTGCTCCAAATGTTTTTTTCAAAATTGCTTTAACGGTAGTTGATTTTGAACCATGTGCTTCATCACAAGCAACCATATAAAATTGTTGAAAGAAAGATTTAGGCCATTTTTCTAATGATTGATAACAACCAATATAAATATTAGGGCTTTCTACTCCTGAAAATTTTCTAGGTTTATCACTCATTATTTCTTCTATTCTTAAAGGTTTATCTAATTTATTTTTAATAATTCTTTTAATAGCAATCCCATCTATTTTATGTTTATCTGTTAATTTAATTACATCAATTTCTCCTTTTTTATCAATAGTGATTTTATCATTAGGATTTTTCATAATAACATCACCATTTTCTAATTCTATTTCATAAGTATAATCAAATGAATTTTGTATATTATTTTGTCCATAATAATATGAAATAATATCATCATAAAATTGTGTTACTAATGTTATAGAAGGAACTATAATCAAAAATTTAGCATCAGGATTTACATTTTTAAGTATATAAAATATAACTAAAGCAATAACTAAAGATTTACCACCTGATGTAGCTACTTCTGCCATACAATATCTATTTTTAAGAATCTTAAAAGCAGTATCTACTTGATAATCATGAGGTCTAAAATCTATCCATTGACCTTCTTTATTTCTTACTTGATGATTTTGAAAAAAATCATCACAAAAATCGACTAAATCATCTATATTTATATCTCTATCTAAAGGAAATTCTTCTTTATTTTCTATTTCAAATTTAACTCCTATTTCTTTACAAGCCTTTAAACATTCTTTCCATAGTCCCATATTAACCTTACCATCATCAAAATATGATTCTTTCCCATTCCATACTCCCATTTTAAATGCAGGCATGAAACGGTAACCTTTTACGTGTCTTTCTAACCAAATTTTTATTTGATGATATTCGGTTCTTGTTGAATCACTTACTATCAATTTTTCAGTGTTTTTATCATACCTAAACTTCATTAAAGTATTTATTTTTCTATTATATATTATTATAATTAAATGTTTAGATTTTAATATATACAAAATATGAACTTATTTAATATAAACATAAAACCTGTTGAATACATTTTATACCAAAAAATCAATGAAGATACTGAGTATATACCTCGTTTTCAATTAAAAAACAATAATGGTATAGAAGGAATAGAAGTTAATAAACCTATTAAACCAACTCAAGAATTAATAGAAAAAGCCATAAAATATGGTATGATATTCTTAGTAACTTACAAAGGTAAAAAAGATAATGCCCCAAAAGGGCATGAAAGAGTAATATATCCTCTTGTTATAGGAAAATCAAGTATAGGTAATATATTAATAAGAGGTTATCACTTAAAAGGTTGGTCTATATCTAACAATAGACATGTTGAGAAAATATGGAGAATGTTTAGATTAGACAGAGTTCTCTCAATTACATTCACAGGTTCGTTTTATAGACTTCCTCCAAGTGGATATAATATGAATGATAAAGGAATGAAGGGTGGTATAATTGCTAAAGCAGATTTTAATGAAATAAGAAGAAATCAACAAAGTTTGGTTAAATCAGAAGAAATACAAAATAAAGAAAAGATTGTATTAGATGATCAAAAAAATGCTTTTGTATCAGTAAAAGTTAAATCAACAGGAACTAAATTAAATATGGATGAACCATTAGAATGTCCTTATTTAAATAATGTTAAGGATATAGCAAATGTTAGAATATCTTTCTTAAAAAGTGTTTATGGTAATCAATATATTGTTATATTAGGAGCTATGGGAAGACCTGGAAATACCGCAAAACTAATTGATGAAAAAGGTAAAAATTTAGGGGTATTTAAAACTCTCGATTCCATATCAGGTAGTGATTTAAAAAATATTAAAGGTGTTAAAGGTAATAAAATGTTTGATGTTTATATTTTTGATAAGAAGATATAAATTGATAAGTAAAAAATTTGAATTCATGCAAGATCATGATATATATAATATACTATAATTATGAGATATATAAGACTTTTTGAAACCTTCTTAAATAATCTTAACTTAGACCCTTTTTATAAAATAGCTAAAGGAAATGATTATGATACTTTTTTAAATAAAACAGATTCATTAGTATTTAAATATAATATACTATATCGTGGGGGTAGTGATCCATATGATCGTATATTATTTAATCAATGTTTTATGGCTGACTATATTGGTCATGCTAGAGAATATGGTGATGATGTGAATGGTATCATTTATGATTATAAAGATTTATTATACTTTGATAATTATGTTTTTAATGACCTTAGAGAATACTTTGAGGATAATAAAGATTTAAAGAAAATAATTAAAAAAGTTTATACACCATATTTTTCAAAATATGGTGTTGATACAATTGAAATTAATGATGACATCATAGATGTAGAAAAATTTGTGTTTATATGTCTAAGAAAACATATAAACTTTAAGGATGCTTGTAAAAATTGTAAAATAACAGATGCATTAGTTCCAATAATGTTATATTACGCTAATATAAAAAATAAAAATATAATATCATTTACAGGAGCAGATTATCAGTTATACGGAGGTGCTGAAGAATATGTAGTAAATGATATTAGTAAATATCCTACTTTAAGAGATATTTGGGAAAAAGCAAATAGTATTGAAAAATAATTAAAAATATGAAATATATAAGACTTTTTGAAGACTTTCAATCAAATAAATTTTTTAATGTAAAATCTAACTTAGATAATAAAGAGTACTTAGACGCAGTTACTTTATGTACAGAAGAATTACATAAATCTTTACCACAAGTTCCATACAATTATATTTTTAAAGATATTAGAGATAAAGGAAATCCTAAATTATCATTAATAGCTTTAGATGATACTAATTATCCATTAGGTGCTGCTATATGTTATGAAAGTGAAATTTCAAAAGATATTGAAAAATTTAAACAACATGATCCTAGTTTTAGAATCGAATATTATCAAGATATAAATAAATTTGATAATTTAAAAGGAATTGAATTAGAAGCTATATCTGTTAAATCAGAATTTAGAAATAATAAAATAGCATCTAAATTATTAGATGCTATGAATAATAATGATTATGATTACATATTCTTAAAACAAGATAGAAGTTTAAAAGAAAATATAGATTATACTAAAAAAGGCTATGACCTTATATATACAATGTTTTTAAGAAATGAAAAAAGTTTATGTGATGTATATGCTAAGATAAATTAAAAAAGAGGCTTTCGCCTCTTTTTTTTATTTTAAATCATTTAAACTAGCAAATGGACTATAACTAGGACTTCCATTTTTTCTTTTACAAACTAAGATTTGATTTCTTTGTTTTCCACTAGAAGAATAACTTACATGAACCCAACTAGGATTTCCATTTTCTGGATATTCTGCTATTAATTGGTCAAATTTTAAGTTATCTTTGATATATTCAAAAATCATTCTATTTGTTACTCCATTATTTATGGAATCCATATCAAGATCTAATGCTTCTCCTGTTGAATGTTGAGAAGTTGCAGATGAACCAGGTGTAGCTTCATTTAAGGCAGCTGATCTATAACCTGAAGATACATTTATAGGTTTGCCAAAATGGTCTCTTATTTTTTGGAAAACATTTTCTGCTACTAATTTTAGATTTTCTAAATGTTTTCCTGTTGGGGTATTAGATATTCCTAATCTTTTAGCAGTATCTGAATTAGTAACCTCTTGTAAGGATAAATTTTTTGATAATTGTGTCATATATAATTTTTTTATTTTTATATATAAAAAATTACTCATTCTTTAAAAACTTAAATCATCTATAATAATACCATGAGTATCATACCACCATTCTTTAGGCATATCTTTGTGCTTATCTTTTAAGCGATTGTATCTTTCTACTATTTTAGTTTGTCTTTTAACTTCAGCATCATAAAACTCATGGTCTATATGAATGTTTAATTTGAAAGCTTCCCTAAGAAGCTTTCTTAATACATATCCACCTTTTGTATTTGATGGAATAAATCCACTATCAATAATTTTTAATATAGATTCTCTTAAAGTAGTTTCTTTATCAATTACTTTATTATTCACAAACATCTCAATCCTCTCTAAACCGAAGCCTACATCAATTGATGTTCCTAACGGATTAACTATATTTCCTATTTCTATATCATTAATAAAAAACTCAGTACAATAACCGCCTATTTCACCATCTGACCAAATACAATCTTCACTAATCCTAGTTTGTAGATTCCATTTAGAATAAAAATGTTTCCATTCATCGTATTTATCTTTATGGATTGTTATATAACCAATTTTTAAGTCTAACTGATTTATCAAAAAATCACACCAAAAATCAATAGCTTCTTGAATAGACATTTGACGAAAACTAAATAATCCGATCATATTAAAATATAATAAATGGGAACTATCTCCAATTTCTTCAAAATCATTCATTCTAATACAACTTTGTATATTAGCTTCCGTTCCTGTATAATCCAAATCTTTAAATTTATCTTTAAACTTTTGCATTCCAGCAGGACAAAAAATAGTGGTATTATCATATGAATTAACTTTATCAATCAATTCAAAATTAATTCCTTTTGATAGGCAATATTCTTTATATTTTTCTTTTACATTCATATTTTTATATTTTTACAAAGATAAATAAAAAAATTGTAATAACAAAATTTAAATATAAATATATAATGTTATGAATTTATATACTCAAGAAGAATTAGATAGAATTAAAAAATGCTCTGAAAAGAACCAAGCAATGGAAGACTTCTTTCAAACAAGAATGAATGAATGGAATGGAAAAATCAATCCTCTATTTGATGTTCTTAAAGAAAAATTAACAAGTCCTGATTGTATCATGGAAAACCAAGCACTAGCTCTTTCATATAAACAAATAATTATGGAACAAATATCTCTTTTCTTATCTAAGAGATCAAAAGAAGATACCCACCTTAAAAGATTAAAACAAGATAAATTTATATTGTATGCAGTTTCTTCTCCATTAAAAACTAATACAGGTGAAAAAATAATGTTAATTGAAGGTCATATAGCAGAAAATCAAAGAACATTAGAACTAATTGAAAATCATATAGAATTTCTTAGGTCATGTTCAAAAAATTTAGATTCATTTAGTTATGCAATCAAGAATATTATTGATTTAATGAATTATTTAGGTCGTTAAAATAGTTTTAATAACATCTTTCATAGGATCTTCCCATTCAAACTTATACTTAGGTTTATTATGAATAAAAGTATCTAATTCTGATAAATCATATTTAACCATAACCCCTAACTCTTTCAGAGATTCTGCATTACATAATTGTTCATATTGTCCTAATATAGGAATACACATTAATTTCTTTTTCATAAACATTGCTTCAGAAGGAGTTTCAAATCCTGCAGAAGTTATAATTCCTCTACAATTTATAAAAGATTTTGTAAAATCTTTTATTGAGTTTGGTTTTAAAATACAGTTTCTATATATCTTAGTTGTATTAATTTCTTTTGAAAAAATCTCAAAAACAGCATTATATTTAGATAAAATAGGTAATAACTTATTCAATGAATAAGATGGTAAATAAACTGTATAAACTCCACCTTTTGTTGGCTTTGAATACATAATCTCATCTCTTATGATAGGATATAAAATATTATCATCATATTTTTTAAAATGAAGCCCTATTTCATTACTTACTGGAGCCATATTTTTAAGAATAAACTCACCAAAATAACTTTTATTTTTTGGACGTGGAGATTTATCAGATGTAAATGAATATTGATGCGATATACCTAAACAATCTATATTTTGTTTTTTACAAGCCCATGCTGTAATTGGTTCAAAATCAGTAATGATTTTGTCATACTTAGATAAGTCTAATTTTAAGTCTTTTAAGAATTGAAAAGGTTTTAAATCTTTAAATGTTTTTATATAATCAATAGATCCATATTGATTATATTTAAGTGAAAATCCATGAAATTTGTATTTAAAAGGTATGTTTAATGAGTGATTATTACCTGAGATAAGAATATCTATATTTTTATAACCTAATTTGTTTAAGTTTGAAATAATACTCAATGATTTAGTTATATGCCCATTTCCTGTCCCATTTATTCCATAGAGAATTTTCATGATGTTTATTATTTTTTAAAGTATATTATTTACAATATTTTAATTCTAAATTTCCTTCTAAATCTTCTATAATATAAGAACATGCCTCTACAAAATCCCCACAATTGTAGTAATTTCCTTTATCTAAAGAAGGACTATGTATATGTCCCATCATTAACGAATCACATTTTTCATTTTTAAGCTTTTCCTGAGAAATTTTTTTGTACTCGGATAAGAAGCTTAAAATACTTTTAACATGAATTTTTAAGTATGCTGATAAACTCCAATACTCTAATCCAAAAATTTTTCTAATAAAATTATAAATTTTATTTATTTTTATAGAAAACTCATAAGCAGTATCCCCCAACCAATATAAAAAAGGATGAACCCTTATAAAGCCATCAAAACAATCCCCATGTGTCATGTATATTTTTTCATTACTAATTGTTTGATAAATATATTCATCACATATAACTATATTTCCTAATTTAATTGATTTAACTTCTCCTAATGAAGAATTCTCAATTAAAGTTCTTAAATAATGATCATGATTTCCTAAGATATAAACAACATTAATACCTTTTCTATCATAACGAAGAACTTTTTGTATTACTGTTGAATGATTTTGATTCCAATAATACTTTCTTTTTAAGAAAGTTAAATCTATAAAATCACCTATTATAAATAGATTTTCAAACTCATATTTTTTAAATACTTCTAATAATTTCTCAGGTTGAGAATTAGGATTACCCAAATGTATATCACTAATAAAAAGAGATTTAATCTTTATCATGACATTATATATTAATTTATAAAACAAACATAATAATTTTTTATATAATAAAAAAATAAAAATGAAGTTTGAAATAATAGGAGACCTTTCTAAATTAGAAATATTAATGGGATTAAAATATTCTTTAATTGAACCAAAAATTAATACAGAAATAATTAGAATAACTAAACTTAGTGAAACTATTTTTATAGAGTATAAAGCACCTAAAACTAGAAGATGGGGAAAACTAATCCCTCAATCATTTATTAGAGAATTTAAAATACAGACTATATTAGATAATATAACTGATATAGATAATGAAATTAAAATAACAACCGAATTACTAAAGAAAAAACTTAATAATTATTAAAATTATAATAATATGGCTAAAATATCACTAAAAATAAAAAAAGACAATTTTACAGATTTTATACAAAAACTTAACGAACTATCAAATATTGATGATGTTCTGAAATTAAAAATAACATCAGAAAAAATATTTATGTATTCTGTAGTATCAACTACGGATGATAATACAGGCTCAATTTTAGCTATGAAGTATTTTAACTTAGATACATCGGAATATATTGACGGAGTTGATGATAAAGAATACCATTTCATTTTAGTATCTACTAATAAATTTATTAAGAATTTAAAAATAATGAATTTAGAATATGATGTTAAAATGGATTTAAATTTTAGAGAAATTGAAAATGAAGTTTGTCAAGTCAGATCTTGTCAATTTATAAATAATAAATTGAAATTATCATATGTAGGTGGAGAGGATTCTAAGATTAAAGATATTTCTTATGAAGCAATAGAAAGTAGATTTAATCCAACTAAAGCAAAATCTAGATTTAATGTATCTATAGAAGATTTGATTTCAATTAAGAAATTAAGTTCTATAAATTCGGAAGAAAAAATCTTTAATATTAATATTAAAGATGGAATTGTTACTTTATATGAAACAGGTAAATGGGAAATTGAAGTAGATAATGTTAATTCTAAAAATAGTCAATTATTCTTTACTAAGAAATATTTAAGTAATATAAATATGGAAACTGATGGAGTAGAATTTTTATTATTTGAAACTTTTATTGTAATAAAAGACGATATATCTTCTTTATTATGTACTTTTGAACAAACTTTCGATGATGATGAATAAAAAAACCCGAACTAAGTTCGGGTTTTTTTATTTACTTAATAATTTAATTAAATCTTCTGTTATTCGTGATATCATTTTTTTACCTTCCAATTCTATTGTAGGTATATTTTTTACCATTGAAAACTTATCATTTCCATCAACTACTATATTTTTAATCTTTTCTAAAACTTGAGGATTACTAGAATACTTTTCAGAATAATATTTCTTTAAACCAGTAATAAACTTATTAAGATCTACACCTTGTTTATGATTATATTTAACCATTTGTAATTCGTTATCTTGACGTTCTACCATTAGATACCAAATAGAACTTTTTGATATTTTTATAGATTCTAAAAAGTTAAATCCATTAGCTGCTTTTACTCCTTTTGGTAATTTAGCTACTTTTCCAATAAACTCTACTTTTTTATTTTCTTTTACATCTTCTGTATTTATATCTGTTTTAATATCAACTACTTCTTCATCTCCTAAAACATCTTCTTCTAGTTCTAAAGAACTATCTTCGGGTATAGTTAAATCAAGTTCTTCTCCATGTTTAGGTTTAAGATATTTAGTATTTGCTCTAACTGGTTTTTTTGTACTTTTGATAGGTAAATTAGGGTTCATAGGTAATTTATCTTCACCTAATTGCATTTTAGAAACTGAATCTTTCTCTTCAGAAATCTTTCCTGATTTATTAAGTTCCGAGAATTTCTTAAAACTTGCTATTTTACTTTTATTTGGTTTATCCATATTATGATTTATTTTAATATACAATATATATTAAATTGTATATTTAGTTTTTTGTTTATTTTAATTAGTATGTTTATAATAATATTTATCAACTACAAAATGATTCCAATTTTTAATTATATTATGTTGATCAAATAACAAACTAACTAACTTATTACAAGCATTTAGAAAATAACTCATTAAATTATTATTATATAAATAAGATGATAATGACTTATTTAATATTTTATTCTCATAATCAACATATCCTACAAAATCATCATTTAGATGTTTCATATTAAATAATTCTGGTATTTCCTTATCTTCTAATAACATATTTTATATATTTATTTTAATTTCTTTGAACTGTTCCTATATTAACAATATTAACAGTTTTCAACACATTACTATTTATATCATCGGAGTAGTAATTAGTATTTCTATCATACCATCCACCTCTTATAACAGGAACTTCATTTGGTTCGAATAGTATATCTCCTAATGAGTGATCTAGACCTAACGTTGTATTAGGATTATACATTAAAGATGGTCTACTTACACTTAATAATGTAGGATCTGCATATTGATTTCTTCTATTTTGATCAGCTATTATAGCTGCACTATGATAGTCTTCATTTTTCTTACTAACAAATGAAATATTAACTGAATTAATATCATTAATAGCAGATAATATAGAAATTATAGTACTAACAGGTATTCTACCATTAATAGCATCAGTTGAACTTAAACTTAAAAAATATGTAGATAAAGCATTAATTATTTCAGAATTAACATTATCCATCACTGAATCACTATAAGTAATAATAAATACGTTAATAACATATAATGATAAAACTGGAGTATCAATAACTAATTTTTGTGATAAAAGAATATTACCACCTGATTGTAAGTATTTTATTATTTTACTTTTTTCATAATTATCTAACATAAATGCAGATAAACTTATATTAAAATAACTACTATTAGAATTTTTGAATAAATTGATATTAGGAACTGCAATTATATAAACTACACCATTTTTTAAGTAAGCATTAACATGAGAAAAAACTCCTAATTTTTTAATTTGATAGGCAAATTGCTGAACTGTACCAACAACAAAATTGTTTGAACTAACTGGAACAATACTTTTTGTAAATAATATATCTTCTGCGTTTGCACCAAAGTTTATATCTGTATAAATATCTACATTAAAATACTTTGTTAAATCAATACTATTACCTAAACCATCAGTAGCACTATCAACAAAAATCCAATCATTTTGAGTTCTTCTAAATATATTACCATTTTGTCCATCGCTTGATATATAATACACTTCAATTGTTGAAGAAAGAGGAGGAATACCACCAAAATCACTATTACCAAAAAGAATATCAATCCCACCATCAATACCTGATCTAAGAACACAAGAATTTTCATTGGGTAATAAATCTGTTATTGCAGTTTTGGTTTCCCATATAGTTCCATTAACTAATACTTCATAATTAAAGTTTTCAACCTCTTGAACACCTCTTAATGTTACAGTAAAAGATTGACTAATTGTTCCATCGCCAGTAAAAGTTGTTTTTGACCATCTACCTTGAACTAATTGTATATAAATAGTACTTGAATTATTTATATTATATAATTGCTTATCTACTCCTAAATTTACTGAGTAATATAAACCATTAGTTTTATTTTTTAGAGTTTGCTTATTGTATAAAGTTATTTTACCACCTGATATATCATTTTGAATAACTGTAGTAGAATTTAATGACAATTTTAATGTTCCTGATGCACTTATAGCTCTTGTTGGTAAATGTCCTGCTAATATAGCTGAATTTTTTATCATTCTTTCGTTTATAGAAGTTTTATCTAAAAGGCTAACATTTTTTATTACATTTTTTAAATATAAAATAGAAAGTTGAAAAAGATTTTCAATTACTGATAATATTTGTCCATAAGGAGAAGCGGGAGTAAATAAAACACCTGCTTTATTATATGTACTTTGTAAGTATGCTTGAATTTCTGCTTTAACTTTACTAAAAGTAATTTCACTAAACATTTGTTGATTATATATTTTTATTATATATAAAAATAATATATTTACATATATACCATTTTTAGAATTCCATTTTTAATATATAAATTAAATTATTAAAAAAATGACATTACAAGATTTTCTAACTTTACTATCTAAATATGGGGTTAAAAGCTCATTAATAACTATGTTATTGATACTATTATATATAATATCAAAAAGTCCTTTATTTTTACATTTTTTTAAAAGTGTATTTGATAAGTTTCATTCAAAAAAGAAAGTTAGAGAAACAGATATTTTAAATCATAATCTATTCAATTATATTGATTTATGGATTAATTCTAAAATACCTACATTAATATTTTCAACAGAATATAGAACTATTATATTTAGAAAATATTTAACTATTTATCTTAAAAAGCATAAAGAATGTACTCTTTCATATATTAATTCTAAAATATATGAAAGAATGGATCAAGGTGAATTATGGAAAAGTATTCTAAAATTAATAAATGATACAATTTATGAATATGAGAATGAGATGAAGAATATAGGTATTCCACCTATTATAATTGAAAAGATGAAAAATAAAATCAATGATAATATTAATTTAACAATTGATTTATTAGAAGGCATTTGTAATTCGGATTTTTATGATTCAGATCAAAACTTATTAAAAGTTTATTCAATATTAAACATAATATTAACCATTCTAGAAAACACAGTTTCTTCTGCTGAAGAAATATGTGATTCTATAAATGGTCAACTTAAAGGACTTTCAATAAAAGAAGGAAGTAAAATATATAGAGAACCTTAATTCATTAAGGAAAAAATAAATTCTGCATCAAAATCTGCATCACTTATTTTTAAATCATACTCAATAAAGTTATCAAAATCAACTCTATCTGCTAATATTCTTCTCATAACAGAGTCATTAGAATCATATCTTTTTTCTATTCTTGATTTTCTTATATCTTCATTTATATCTAAATAAACGATATAACATTTATCCTTATCATCTTTTGATAGGGATTTTATTTCATGTGGAGTCATAATGAATACTTGATTAGTATCAAAATTTTCTTTGGATATACCATAATACCATATATCACCATCAATAAAAAACTTTTGATAGGTTTTAATCATACCATGCATTAACATTTCTTCAAAATCTTGATTATCAGTATAGATATAATCTATACCATTAGTTTCACCATTTCTTTTTGGTCTAGTAGTTATTTTAGGTGAGTATGGAAGACCAGCTTTTATACAATATTCTAATAATACATTTTTTCCTGATGCAGATGGACCGCAAATTATCATAGATTCATATTTTTTCATAGATATTTATTATTATTTAAAATAATATATCAATAAAAATTGAAAAGTTTATTAGAAATCTTTAACCTTAGTTACTGTTTCTGTATTTTTCTTTTGAAAATCGTCAAAGTTAAGAACTTTACCTGCTTTTTTTGGAGCTAATTGTTTAACATCAAAACCTACTGATCTCATTTTTTTACCTCTAGTAGATCCGTGATTTTTAGTTTTTTTATTTCCAAATTTAGCACCTTGTTTCATATAAGGGTTTTTTCTAGTATTTGCATTAACATCTCCCGAACCTATAGTTCCACCACCTCTTGTCCAATCTGAACCAATTGTAGTTCCTGCAAATGATGAAGGCTGAGCACTTACCACAGGACCCATACCTAAAGTTGCGGCATTACCATAAGCTTCTCCTCCACCTCCACCGTCTCCACCTCCAACTGATGGTCCACCAACTGCTGAGGTATCTTCATTTATAAATTCTAAAAAGTCTTTTATATTATCCATTATAGTATATGTTTTTATGATGTATATATTAATTTCGTAAAGTATTATTTAATATATACTTTATAAAAAAATACTAACTAATATGAATCCAAATGATAGATCATATCAACCAAGCTACAACGCATATACAATAGAAGAATTAGTAGATCAAATACAACAAGATATAACTGTTGGATTTGCTTTACCAAAAACATTACCTGATAGTGAGATAATAAGATTTGTAGAAACTAGAGCTAAAAAGTGGTTTTATCAAAACTATATGTATGCAGTTTCAAAAGTTTATTATGTTGTTAGAAAAGAATGTTTTAGTCACCAAGATTATTCTGCTTATGGATATATAACATTACCAGAAGAAATACAATCTATTAACTGGATTTATGAAATTCGCAATGTGAATTTATATTCATTAGGTCTTAATACTCCTAATTTATCAGTTAATTTAGGGGTTACTAACCAACCTTATTTATCATCTTATGTAACAACAATTGGTGAATTGGGTATTTATAAAGTATTAATTGATTCAATGTCAGATATGTTAAATCAATTAAATAAATATACAGTTAGATTCCAATATAATTATGATATGAGAAGATTAAATGTATTAACAAGTGTAGATACTGATTTAGTATTAGAAGCATATGCTAATATACCAGCAGAACATTTATATACAGATCCATATTTTATTAAATATATAACAGGTTGGTCTAAAAGACAATTAGGTAATTTATTAGGTAGATTAGATTTTAACTTACCAGGTGGTGTTAAATATAATGCAGCTGCATTAGTTACTGAAGGTAAGGAAGAAATGACTGAAGTTGAGACGGATATAAAAGGTATGAGCAATTCTGCATGGTTTTTTTCTTGCAAAAGATAAGGCCTTACTTTTTAATATATAATTCTATAAAAAGAAAAATATATTATGAAAACAACATTTATTTATTCATTATCAGATGAGTTAGGAAACATAAGATATGTTGGAAAAACAAGTTATCCTATACAAAGATTAAGCTCTCATATAAGAGAAAGTATGAGATCTGAAAGAAAAACTCATAAACATAATTGGATTAATTCATTAATATTAAAAGGGATTAAACCGAATATAGAGATTTTAGATGAAGTTTTAGAATCTGAATGGCAATTTTGGGAACAATATTGGATATGTTTAATTAAATCTTGGGGATTTAATCTGGTAAATTCTACAAATGGTGGAGATGGGCATAATGGATTTAAAGCTTCAGAAGAAAGAAAGCAAAATGTTTCCAAATCATTAAAAGAATATTATTCTAACAATCCTTCAAAAAGTGTTCCAAGAATTATTTTAGATAAAGATTTATTATATCAAAAATATATTATAGAGAATCTATCTATGCCTGAGTTATCGGAAGAATTAGAAGTTTCTAAAAAAACTATATTTACAAATCTTAAAAAGTGTAATATACAAAAAGATAAAGAATCTTGGAAAGAGCAATTATCAACTAATCCAAAAAAAGTGGTTCTTCAATATGATTTATTTGGTAATTTAATTAAAGAATGGGATACATTATCTGATATAAAAGGATTTGGTAATGTAGCTCATTGTTGTAGAGGTGAGTTAAAAACTGCTGGTGGTTTTATATGGAGATATAAAGATGAATTATTTGATTTGGGTTTAGATAATTTAATTAGTGAAAAATTAAAATCAGTTAATCAATATGATTTATCAGGAAATTATATAAAAACATATAAATCAATTGCGGAGGCAGAAAAAGTAACAAATATAAATATTCAAATAAAAAATAAATCTTCAGGAGGATTTACATGGAAATATAGTGAAGATAAATCTCCTATTGAATATAAAAATAATAAAATAAAATTAGTTATTCAATATGATTTATTAGGAAATAAAATTAAAGAGTTTAATTCAATAGCAGAAGCTGCAAAATTAACTAATTCTAATTCAAGTAGAATTAGTGCTTGTTGCAATAATAAAATTAAATCTTCAAATAATTATATATGGAAATATAAAGAAACTTTTGTAGATAAATATGTTAATAACAAACATAATAAAAAAACAATTAATCAATATGATTTATTAAATAATTATATAAAAACATATAATTCTATTAGTGAAGCAGAAAGAGAGAATAATATAAACAATATAAATCATTGTTTAAGTGGTAAAAGAAAAACTGCTGGTGGATATAAATGGAAATATGCATAAAAAACACCCTTTTGGGTGTTTTTTATTTTAATAAATAATCAATTTTAGCATTTCTTAAAATACCTGAAGTTTCTATATATTCTTTAGTAAATATATCATGTATATTAAATGTTTGTGAATATGCTCTTAATATGCTTGACCACTCATCAGGAGGGGATAAAGTTAACCATGATGTTTCTATTTGAAAGAAAATATCACTTGATCTTTTAAATGGATCTCCTATAAATAAGGGATAGCCATTATTTATAAATCTAGGTAATAATCCTTTATAATGTTCTATATTTATATTAAGAATACGCAATAGATCTTCTATTTCTTTTGGAGTTCCTAACATTTTTATTATATCAGATACTTCTTTTTCTAATTTTTCTTTAATCATAATTTTATTTTTATTCATTATCTAATATTTCTGATATTAGTTTACCTCTATGATAACCATATTTCATTATATATTCTTTATAATTTATTTCATTCATATAATCGTCTACAAAAAATCCTCTTAAATATGTCTCATAAACTTCATATATAATAAATGGTTGATTTATATTAATATCATAATTATAAACCTTACATAAATGTGATATTGTTATCCCTTTATTATCTTTTATATACAGTAAACTACAAACTCTACTATTACAACTATAATAAATATTTCTATTATTAGCTAATTTTTTTATAATTTCATCTGACAAGGATAAAGGTCCTATCGATTTAATAAAATTTATTCTTTCATTTATTGAAATAGGTAAAAACATTATATATAATATACATTTAGAAAACACTTTAAATCTTTACCACCTCCATATGATATAGAACTTTGTAAACATTCTGTTAAAAACTTATACTCTTCTAAAAAAGTTTTATTCTTTAATGGAACTCTTTTAGAGATACCCTCAATTCTTGAAGTTTTTCCACTTTGTCTGTTAGATGCAGAACCCCACATTTCTTTAAATGAACCTTCTGTTGTATAAATAGTTTCCCCTGGAGAATCTAAAAATCCACCTAACATACCACCAATCATTACACAAGTAGCACCTAAAACAAGTGATTTAGCAATATCACCTGGTTCCCTAATTCCACCATCCGCTATAATTGGTTTAGTAGCAACTGTCGCACATTCTTTAATAACTGATGCTTGACAACCACGAGATCCAAATCCTGTATTCATTGCGGTAGAACAAAAAGCACCTGGTGCAATCCCAACTTTTGTAGCATGAGCTCCCCAAGATTCTAAATCAGAAACTCCTTCGGGAGTTGATACATTACCTGCTATAATAAAAGAACCTGGTAAATTAGCTTTTATATATTTTATCATATCTTTCATTTTAACAGAGTGTCCATGAGCAATATCAATCGTAATAAAATCAGGATAAGTATCGTTATCTACAAATTTATCTACTAATTGATAAGCATCTTCATTTACCCCCATAGAAATAGATGATACTAATAGTCTTGATTTCATCATTTTATGAAATTCAAACATATCATTATCAAAGCGATGCATTATATAAAAATGACCTGCTTCTGCTAATTTTATACATAAGTCTTCGTTAATAACTGATTCCATATTTGATGGAACTATTGGCATCTTAAATGTAAAATTACCTAATTTTAAGCTTGTATCACATTCAGAACGGCTATCTACAATACATTTTTTTGGGACTAGGTTAATGTCCTTGTAATCAAATTTTTTCATATACATAATTTATTAATAAAAAGAATATTTGCCATTATCTACTATACAATAGATATTACACGGAGTTAAATAGATTCCATTTTCTTCTTCTCTAACAGAACATCTTAAAAATCCATCTATTTGATTATTATTTATAACTCTAACAGTCATATTATTTAATCCTTTTAGGATTATTGAATTAGAATCTTCGTTAGGAAAGAAAAATTCATCTTTGTTTTTTAAAATTTTACCATTTCCTTCTTCACCAAAATAGGTATTATGTACTATTTCTTTAAGTTTAGGTTCGTCAGTAAATTCAATTTTAATTTCGTACTTCATTATATATTTTTTAATTGTTCAAAAATTGCTTTCTTTTCAGGAGTTAAAGTTTTTGGAATCTCTATTGAAAAAATAACAACAATACTTCCTCTACCCCTTACATTTCCTCCCATATCTATAACAGGAATTCCTTTCCCATTAAAAATTTGTTTACTACCAACTTCTGTTCCTGCGGGAACCGTTACTTGTATTTTACCAGTTGGTGCATTTATATCAAAATTAGTACCTAATACAAAATCAGTAATACTTAATTTTCTTTCATATACTAAATCAGAATTAATTCTTGAAAACTCAGTATATTGTTCTTCTTCAATTATTACATGAAGATCACCTGGTTGTCCATCTAATATTTCATTACCTTTACCAGGCATGTTTAATGTCATACCCGTTCCAACACCTGCTGGAAAATTAATTTCAACAGTATCTTCTGCTGTTATAACAGTGTTATTTTTAACAATATTTCTTGGATATTTAATAGTTCTATTACAACCATTAATAATTTCATTAATATTTAATATAAGTTTAATTCTTAAATCACCCCCTTTTCTAATCCTTTGTTGATTAAAAAAATGGGAGAATATATCATCTACATTAAAACCTCCTCCAAAAGGATTACCATTTCCAAAAGGATTACCTCCTCCAAAAGGATTATCTCCTATATTGTTATCATATTTAAACTTTTTATCATTATCTGATAAAATTTCATAAGCCTCAGTTATTTCTTTAAACTTTGCTTCATCTCCACCTTTATCAGGATGGTGGGTCATTGCCAACTTTCGATAAGCCTTTTTAATATCTTCTGTAGAAGCAGACTTATCAATGCTTAAAATGTTGTAATAATCTTTTCTCATTTTTTAATTTTTTTTTGTTTAAAATACTTAATATATATAATTATATATTAATAAAGTTTTATTATGGACTATATAGTGGTTAATGAATTTAGTGATAAGGAGATTATTTTTTCCAATAAATTATTGGAATATAAGTTATTGTGGAAGGGTCATAAATTATCCATAGCTAATGATCAATCCGCATTAAAATCTTTAATAAAGATGTTTGAAGCAAGGAATCCAAAAAAAGAATTTTCTTTAGATTATAAAAAATGGTTTCAAACATTTTCAATGAAAGAAATCTCATATAGAGATAATTGTTGGAATGATATAAGTAGCTATGGATTAGATAAAACATATAAAGATATATTAGAAATAATGAATACCAAATTTGGTTATTTTAATAAGCTATTTATATACGAAAAAACAAAATAAATATGAAACATTTACAATCATTTAATGAAAAAAACTTAGTGAATAAAATGTTATTTAAAGACGAAAGTATAATGCTAACAGTTATTAACTCTTTAAATACAAAGTGTCCTCCAAAAAATATAAAAGTAATACATAATCCAATTAAACCTGTTAAAAAATTTCAAATAGATCATGTATTACAAAAATTCCAAACTATAACATTTTTCACAACCACTCCAACAAAAGATGATTTTAAAATTACTAATGTAAAAGTAGTTCTTTATTGTGAAGATTATTTATTAAGAACCAATTTAGTTATATCTGTTTTTGTTGATGGTAAAGAATTAGAATGTAGTAAGAAATCTAAAGAAGAATTATATAATATTATTAATAAGTATATTTAATAATTATTAAAATTTAATAGTTTCTTAACATTATTTGAATAATAAAATTCGTAATTAATATTTTTTAATGTTAATTTAAGTAATTCTAATTTTTCTATCTTTAGTGATAAATCATTTAAATAAACATCTAAATCTTTTAAAGCCATTTTCCAATTTAGTTCACAATTCCAATGTGAAGGAAACTTATCTCTAAAATTAGAAATAGCTAATTCAACTGATTTCTTTTTTACTAAAATCTCATCACCGTCTTTCATTGATTTAATACTCAAAAAATGAATGAAATAGTCATTAAATCTATGAATTAAATTATCAGTTTCCATTACTTTTAATAATCCAATAACTATACCATTTCTTTCACTTAATTCGAATTCTTTATCTTCTGCTAAAATCTTTTCTGATTCTTTTTCAGAACCAACTACATAATACACATATGTATCCCATAACCCTCTTTTAACTATATCTGATGGTTTAATAACTATTTTCATATAAATATATTTCTTTTTTAATATAGAATAATTATAGAAAAAGTTTACTTAAACTTAAAAGTATAATTAAATGGATCTCCTTGACCACCACCTGTTCTATAAGTTAGAACATTATCACACTCAGGACAATATTCTACATCCCAAGTTCTATCTGGTCTTTCTGATGAAAATTCTTTTAAACAATAATCACAACACCAAATAACATTTTTTAAATAAAGACTAATATCCCATTTATAATTATGTTTATATTTTGAAAAAATCTCAGGGGTCATTAAATGACTTTCTAACAATTTAATTATTCTATGATTTTCATAAATCATTTTGGTATAGTAAGGAATATCAGAAACTTTCTTTTCTAAGATAAAAGTAGTATATAATTCTATACGTTCTCTAAATCTTTCCATTATTTCTTTTTTGGTTTAAGAATCATTAACCATTTATTACCTTCCATTTTTGGAAGGGTTTCAGGAAGTCCATACTCACTTAATGTTTCAGCAAATTTTAACATTACCAATTCACCGGCAGCAGGCATAGTTCTTTGTCTACCTTTTAGGGTAATTACACATTTAACTTTATCGTGTTCTTCTAAAAATTCTTTGGCTTTTTTTGCTTTAGTTAATAAATCATTTTCAGCAATATTTGGACTAAGTTGAATTTCTTTCATCTCAGTCTTAGTTGAATTTTTCTTTTTTTCTTTCTCAGCTTTTTCTATATCATATAGAAATTTTTGATAATCTTCTATTCTAACAACAGGTGGATTAGCAGTTTCTGAAATAAGAATTAAATCCAATCCTTCTGCTTCTGCCATTTTAAAAGCTTCATAAGATGATACGATTGTTTGTATTCCATCTTTAACAAGACGAACTCTATCAAATCTAACTTCTCCGTTAATTTTGTGTTTTCTAGTTTTTTTTGCCAATTTTTTTTAATTTTTGTTTTTTTATATAGCAAATATAATAAAAAAAGTTGATTTAAAAAAATCAACTTTTTTCTTTTTTATCTAAAAAGATTTATTCACCAAATAAATCTTCTGCATTCAAATCATCTGCATCTCTTTCATCATCCTCAATTATTTCTTCAAATTTTTTATTAACTTCATCCAATTCATCCAAAGATTTAAATCTAAAATATTCATTTACAATAGGTTCCATTTTATTTAATATATCTGATGTAAAAACATCAGAATTGAATAGTTTTTGTAAAGTAAAAGATTTATCTAAATGTCTTACATACCAACGAGTTCCTCCAGGAGTAAATGTAAATTCTCCTGTTTTTTTATCAACTTCCGATTTACCTTGTGCAATTCCTATTTGATTGAAATATTCAGGACGACAAAAAGCTTCTAAACCTGTATAAGGGTTCATACCATTTACAAATGATATATCAAAGCGAATTTTTTTAGGTTTTGCTAAACGGTTTTTAATACATTTAAATAAAACACTTATTCCTGATGCTCCTAAATCCATTTCATCAACATTAGAGTCCTTTAATTTTGATTTTGACATCATTCCTATAACTGAAGCAGAATATAAAAGACCATTCCCACCTCGTAATTTTTCTTGACTGAATAAATCCATTGTTTGGTATGTTTGGTTAGCAACTAAAAGTGGTATATCTAAAAATCCTAAATCTGTATTAATACTTCTAAACATAGATCCTAATGCTTTTGCTTTGGTCATATCTTGTTTAATATTACCAGCCAATAAGTCTTCTTTTTCTTTATTAGAAGCCATTTGACCTAACGAATCAATAACGATTAATAATTTTGGTAATTCAAATCCTGCTAATTTTTGATCTTTAAGTTCATCTAATAGTTGAGTTAATAACATATTAACATCTTCTACTTTATTAGAACGAACTAACCTAAACTTTTCTAACGAATTATCAATTCCATAATTAGGTAAATCTTGTAAATCTATACTTTGCTCGGTATCAATATAAATTACTGAATATCCAGATTTTTGAGCATTCTTTGCAACAGAATAGCAAATAAATGACTTACCTGCTCCGCTTTCACCTGCTACGCAACTTATACGATTTGTTGATATACCACCTCCTAATAGTTTTCCGGATAAACAAGCATCTAATAAATAAACACCTGTTGATAAAAATTTTCTTTCTTTAATTTCTTTCTCAATTTGAATAGGAATAGTTTTTCCTATATTATCTAATACAGTTCCAATTTTACTAAACTCAAATTTTTTAACTTCTTTTGCTGCTTTTGCCATTTTTAATAATTATTTTTATAAAGTATATATAATTTTTTTATTGCTCCCTTTCAAATTATTTTATTTTTTATTAAAAGAATTATTAAAAGGGGGTATTAAATATATAATATATAAAAATAAAAAATGACAAAGCAAGAATTTTTAGATAGAGCGCATGAAATGCATGGTTATAAATATGAGTATTTAAATTTGAAAGATAAAATATTATCAAATGATACTATAGAAATATTATATAATAATGTATTATATAAACAAAAAGTAGTAAAACATATTTTATTAGGAAGATGTCCAGAAAAAAATACACCATTAAAAACATCAGAAGAATTTATAAAAGAAGCAAAAATTAAATGGGGGAATAAGTACGACTATTCATTAACTAATTATAAAGGAGCTTTAAAAAAAATAAAAATAAAATATGAAGGAATAGTATTTGAACAAATAGCAAATTCTCATTTAAATTATGCACCTGAGTTAAATATGAACCAAGAATACTTTATTCATAAAGCAAAAAAAATTTGGAAAGATGAATTTGATTACTCTTTAGTGGAATATAAAAACTGTAAAGAAAAAGTAAAAATTATTTTTAATAAAACTAATGAGATGTTTGAACAATCTCCAGAATCTCATTTAATATGCCATCCAGAAGGATTAAATAGAGTTAATTCAACTAAAAAATTCATATTAGAATCTAATATAATTCATGATAATAAATTTATATATGATAAGTCTAATTACATAAATACTAAAACTAAGATAATAATAACTTGTCCTATACATGGAGATTTTAGTCAAATTCCGAATTCACATTTACAAGGTAATGGATGTTCTCTATGCAATGAATCAAAAGGAGAGAAAAAGATTAATAAATTTTTAACTGAAAATAATATTGTCTTTGAAAGACAAAAAAAATTTGAAGATTGTAAAAATATATTTTGTTTACCATTTGATTTTTATATACCTTCATTAAGAATTTGTATAGAATTTGATGGAATTCAACATTATAAAGCATTGTCATATTTTGGTGGTGAAGAAGCATTTAAAAAAACAAAAATAAATGATAATATTAAAAACGATTATTGTGAAAATAATTATATTGATTTAATTCGTATTCGTTATGAGCAAATTGAAGATATCGAATATATCTTAAGTAAATCATTATCTTCTTTAAAAATGTTCCTTTAGGGAACATTTTTTAGTTTCTTATAACACCGCCTATATTATTTGTGGTAGGTATAGGATTATCTCTACCAACATTAAAGGTTCTAAATTCTGTTGGAGTATCTATTTGCATTCTTTCGGGATTTCTCATAAAATAGTCAATAGCTTTTTCTTTAGCTAAGTCCATTTTTTCTTCAAATTCTTCGCCTTCTAATGTTTGAGGCATATCAATTCCTATAATATCAAATATTTCGTGAAAATTTTGGCTTCCTAATTGTTCTTCTACATATTTGGTTACTTGAGATTTTAATACAGGGTCAATTGGTGTAGTATTAGAAGAGTTGATATTATCATTATCATTGAAATTTTCGTAAGTTTTAATAAAATATTCCGTAATAGATTTAATATTATTTTCTTTTTTATGTTTTCTAATTTTTTCTGAATATTCTTGAGCAGATTTTTCGGTGTTTTCAATACCTTCTTCTTTCTTTTTCTTTCTAATTGATTTTAAATATTTTTGAATTTCTGGTTCATCATATTCTAATAAAGTTCCGATTCTATGAATATCTTCATCTGTTGCATACCAAGCATAATAACCCCCATATTTTAATGCTATCTTTTCTAATTCTTTAGCATTTTTTTCATTATCCTTTGTGTATATAATACAAGATTCAGTATTACCGTCTTCTTTAGGAACTTCTATAATTTCTAAATTACAATATTTAGCTACTTTTAATAAATCTTCATTTTTAATTATACTACATATTTTTCTTTTATTATTTAAAATTGTTCCTAGTGATTCTAAATCAGTATAAGCTTTTGTTGGATGAATTGTTTCGTTAAGATTAAAATTTTCGTAAGTTTTAATATGTTTCATAACATATATATTAATTTTTTTTATTTTAAAAATTTTTATTATATTTGTATATGAAAAAAATGGTAAAAAATAAAAAATGTATTAATTAAAAACATTTTAAAGATTTATTATATATTAACACAAAATTAAATTAAAAAATGAGTAAATTACTAGTAACTAAGGAAGGCTTCCATAGTATGCAAACTGAATTAAAGAAGTTAAAAGGTATAGATCTTAGAGAAGCTGCCCAAATGATGATGGAAGCTAGAGATAAAGGAGATATATCAGAAAACGCGGAGTTTGAATCCGCAAAAGAAAATATAGATAATCTAAATAAAAAGATTATTGAATTAGAACAAAAAATAGCAAAATGTATTATCATAAGTTCTGATAATGTAGATAATTCATCTGTTCAATTACTTACACGAGTAAGAGTTTTTAATCAAAAGATTAAAAAAGAACAAACATTTTCTATAGTTCCTGAAAATGAAGTAAATATAAAAGAAGGTAAAATATCTTTTAATTCACCAATTGGAAAAGGACTTATTGGTAAAATCGTAGGAGATATCGCTACAATAGATGTGCCTATTGGAAAAATGGATTTAGAAATTTTAGACATAAACGTAATTAATTAAAAACAAAAATAGATAACATGAAAACAATCGTAAAAAACGAAGTTTACCAAAGAGTAGAAGATTTAGAAGCAGATGTAAAAGTAAAATCAGGATGGAATTTTGCTCCAAAATCTGAGTGGAAAAAATTTGTAAGAGACATTAACAAAGCTGAAAAATTAGCAAAAGTAGATACTGATGAAACTCCAAAAGAGAAAAAGAAGTATGTAAAAGAAAAAAGATCCTAATTATGTTTCCTTGGGATGAAGGCTACAATCCTTACTCCAATGCCATAGAATTATCCATGAACTATGAACATGGAAAAATTACTTTTGGTCAAAATAGTATAGGATATTTTCGTCAAGAGTTGTTAGATAGAAATATCTATACAACTTTTGACGCAATTAAAGCAGGACTTAGAACCGCCACTACAAGAAATGAAAAATATAGTAGTGGAACTTATGTGGTATTTACAAAAACAGGCATAGTAGAGAAACTGCTATGCTTTGTTATTAAATCATCTTATCCTGTAAAAAATATTTCTAATGAAGAATGGTCTTTATTAGAAGGTTGGAATGAAGATTATATATCATATAATCCAAATGTATTGAATAAATTTCAATTCGTTTTTAAGCTAATTAAAGTTTTTTAAAAACAACCTTCTTTATCAAGATAGTTGTATAAATCTTGTAAAGAGTTTTGAAAAATTTTCTGAATTTCAGAACTACTTTTTTTACTTAGAATTTCTAATTTTTCTTTTGGTATTTGGTTAATATATTTTTTTATACCATCTATTGTTTTTTGATTACCCCAAGAATAAACTTCGCTATCTCTTTTTTGAATTAAAAGCTGTATAATTTTACTAATCTTTCCTAATTCTGATGATTGTCCAAAAGAAGCAAACATATTTTTAATATCATTAGCAGTTTGGTTTTCGTTAAATTTTTTCCAAGAATTAATTTTTTCCATATTAATTAATTTTTTTATACATTTATATATTAAATAAAAAACGTAACATGTTAATAACAAATCTTAAAGAAGCAGTAGAGATTCAAAAAGTAATAAAAAATGAAGGAGATTTAATGGAGTTTGTTTATAGAGACATACCTTGTGTTCTAAAAAGAAATTTAGTAGGTGCTCTTTGTGGGTATTGTAAAATACCTACTTATGTAGGTGTCAAAATAGATAATACAGACATTATTGATGTTCATGGTGGAATAACTTATACCGGAGTTTGGGATGATTATGATGTTTTTGGTTTTGACTGCGCTCATAGCCATGATTTTACACCTACATATCCTATGTATCATTCTATGTATAGAACAAAAGAATATTGTATTAAAGAATGTCAAAATATGGTTGATCAAATAATAGAATTAGATCCGAAGGTCGGTATCTTTATTAGAGATAAAAAGCTAGAAAAAATAATTAATATATAGATTCATGATATTAAGAAAATTTTCACTATTTAAAGAAAATCAAAAATATAATTCTATTGGAGAATACATAGAAGATTTAGTAGGCGATGATGAATACTTACTAATGTTAGTATCTAATTATTTAGATAATAAAGATACAGATATAAGATTAGCAAATGCTATAAATACCTTAGACCATTTTGAAGCTAACCAATTATTGGATAGAATCTTAAAAGTTAAATCAAAAGGTGAAGATGAAAAAGATACTGAAGTATCAGGTCTTGTTAAAATATCAGAACAAATAATTTCAGAAGTTGCTGTGGGAGGTAAAAACATATTTAAATCATTTTTAAAATTAATTACATCACTTGGATTAAAAGAAATTGAAGTTAATTGGAATAAATGTCCGAAAAACTATTTATTTTATATTCATTATGAAAATATTGATAGTATTATACTAAAATCGGTTATTAATAGTCGTTTTAAATCATTAGAACATATATCAGATAAATTAGATTATACTAAAAATGAGTGTCATTTGTATTACGGGCTTAATACAGACATGAATTTTGAGTATGGTATAATTTCAGAGACCAATAAAAACTTAGGTGTATTTAAGGTTACTAAGTCCAATTTTGATTGGTTATTAACATTAGATTCATTATCATTTTTAAATTTCAAAAAGCATTTAATTCATTTTACATATGACCACATTCTATTATTTTCTAAATTAAAAAAAGATATAGAAAAGTTTTTAGGTAAGGATCCTGATATTAAGTTTGATAATAATCATTTTTTGGTTAAGTATAAATCTCATGGTAAATGGTCAGATGGTATTGTAGATAGTGATTATTTAGTTAAGTTTAAAGAAGAGTTTAAAAATTGGTTTAAAAATTATAAATGGTCTACTAATTTTCTATATAGAGTTGAAGCTATAAATAATGAAATAACAATATATCTAAAAATAAAATAACCTCTTAAAAAGAGGTTATTTTATTTTAGACAAGTCCTAATTTCTGTAATTGTGATAATAAATCTGAATAATTTTTATCTTTTAGATCATCAGAATAAAGACTAAATACTTTTCTTAATATATCTTTCTTTTTAAGAATATCATCTTCATCTAATATATCTATATATTCTTCAAATAAGTCAATATCAATATTTACACCAATTGTTTTTAGTTTAACTAATACATTAAAAAACTTTTCAGAAAATTGAGGATCATGTAGCAACTTACTATAAGGACTAGAAATAAATAAATTGCCATTTTTATCTAAGTATGATTTATATTTATTTAATTTATCAGATAACCCTGTTCCTTCACAAGTAGAGCATTTATTTTGTTTTACTACGCCGTACCCATCACATGTTGTGCAACTTTCTTTGTATATAATTTCTTCAGTAATAAATGAATTTAATATATTATCCAAATTATCTTTATATTTGTTATTATCTTTATAATTTGAATATATTTTTGTAAAATTAAATAAACAAGTAGAATCTTGATAATTTATAGGATATCCATTTAAAATAAATAAATGATAAACATCTATATTAATTGGAAATATATTATAAGGATTATTAGACGAATATTTTGGAAGGACTTTATCAAATAAAAATTTAATTACAGGATAATTATCTTGATTATTATCAATAAATTTAGTAGTTCTTAACTTTCCTGGAGTATCTACTCCAATCGCTTTTTTAAAATCATAACCTTTATTATAAAGTAAAAATAGTATTCTTATATCTGTAATATTATTAAATATATCATCAGATATATTTTCTGAAGTAAAATCTTGTTTCCAACTATCCGTTATTATTTTAAATATATCATAGTCTTTAACTACATCAGCTGATATTCTATAGTTACTAAGATCAAGTCCATTATTAATTAAAAACTTTAATAATTCAAAGTTTCTAGCTTTAATAATATTATCTACATCATCAAATAAATATTGAATAGAGGCTCCTTTTGTTATTAAATATTTAACTCTTTCAAAATCATTAATAGATTTTCTTATTAAAACCCCACCATAAGCATTAATATCAGCTCCTTCTGCTAAAACTTCTTCAATTTCTTCAATAGTAAGATTACCAGATTTAATTTTTAAATTAGTTTCTATTTGTTTTTGTTTAATAGCCACATGCTTTTCAAATAAAGTCATGCCCTCATATTTAGTACCCTCATCATTTGGATCTACTTTATCTAAAACTTCAAAAAAAGGTATATCCTCTTGTTTAAAGAAATTTTTTAATTCATTATCACTAATATAACCATTTTTAGAATCTTGACATCCTCCTGATACAAGTTTTTTTGATAATCCTAAACTAATACCAATAGTCCATTTATTACTTTTTCTCGCTTCACGAGTGAAATCATAAATATAAAATTGTAATCTATATTCCCTTCCACTAGCAGGTCCATCTGATCCAACATAACTATCCCAATATCCTTTCCCATTAGGCCAAGCTATACAGTGGTCAGATCTTTTTTGATCCGGATATTTAGTTCCTGCTCCATTTAGAATATAATTAGCATCATAAGAATTAACTTGAGTTATTAATTTATCTTCATCTTGCCATAAAATTTCAACTCCTTGTTTTTTTCCAAATTTTCTATTAATATCATCAATTTCTTCTAAAGTGGTATCTGGCGTAGTAGGTACAATAGATCCAAGTACATCTTCAGAATCTTCTAAAATTTTTTCTATATTTCTATGTCTAAGAGCTTTTCTAGTTATATCTTTACTTTTTTCGGAATTACCTTTTCTATAATTTGTTTCTGCTACTTGTGATGTTTGATTTTGTAAATCTTTATTTTTTAAATTAAAAAATAAAGATTTTAAATTAACTTCTTCCCCTTCTACCCCATTAGCTTTATTTTTATTTATAAATACAGGAATTAGTTTAACAAATTTAGCTATTTTAATTAAAGGACTTAGTTCTGTTAATTTATCTCCTATTATTTCAGTTAGATGATGCATATCCTCATCTGTTAAATTATTAGAATCTTTAAATAAATTAGATTTATTTAAAATATTAATTACAAAATCTGATAAATTATATTCCTTTGGTGCTGGCTTAAAAGGTGCAGAAGACTCAAAAGGCCACCAAGAAGGACAATTTTCTTTAGTTTCTTTTCCTATATAATCTATTAATGAATAAGATAGTATACTACCACTTTTAGTTTTGAAATCATAGTTATCATTTTTATCTCCATCTCCTTTAACTCTTAAAATTAAAAAATCATATAACTCTTTAAATAATTTATATGATACATTCTTAAACTTATTAAAATCTAAAAATCTAAAATAGTCTGATTTATAATCTAATGTTTTTAATGAATCAAAAAATGATTGTAATTCATCTTTTGAGATATTTTCAGTAAGATAAAACTTAATAAAAAAAGGAGCTAAAATATTTGTTGTTATAGAATCAATATCACTTAATACTTCATCCTTTCTTTTTCTAATAGTAAGTATTTTTAATATATTATTATAAATAAACTCATTTATAGATTTATTAACCATTTCTTTAGAAGCAGTTTTTATATTTTCTGCGATATTCTCAGAACTTGTTGAATCAACTATTTTCTTAAGTTCTTGGTTAAATCCTTCTTTATCTAAAACTCCATTTATAGTGTATTTCTTTATTAAAGAACTTTCCAACATATTTTTAAAAATATATTTATTAACTATCGTTATAATTTCCCCGCTAAATGAATTATATTTATCATAATATGTTTCAATTAATGAGTCAATGTTTTTTTTGCTTATAGCAAAAGCTTCATTTATTAATTGAAGCTTATATTCCTCTATTTTTTTAATAAATCTCATTTTATATTAATTTTTTAAAATTTTTAAAATTTGTATAAACACTCTCATACATTTTTTTATTTCTCATCTCATTTGATAATAAAGTTAGTCTTGGAATATCATCATTTTCTAATGCTATATTAATAGCATCATTATAATCATTTTTAGTCCATTTAGATCTATCTTCTTCCTCAACTTCTTCTACTTCTATTTTAGAAGGTGTAGAAGTTTTTTTATTTTTTTCATATTCTTCCCATTCTTTTAATTGTCTTTGATATTCATCCCACTCTCTTTTTTTATTCTCTTTTTCTTGTTTTTTATTTTCTTTATTTATTAATTTATTAATAACTTGATTAACTATATTATTAACTTTGTTTTCAGAATATAAAATATAATCTTCAGTATCTTCACTAATAACAAAATCTTTATTTTTATGTCTTTTCTCTAATCTAAGTTTAGTAGCTTTATATAATATACCTTTAAAAACTTTTAAGAATTCTTCTGATTCTAATTCACATAAAAATCTATATGTATAAAGACGAATACTAGCATATTTTTCAATTTCAATATTATTTTTATTTTTATCTATAGAATCATTAACAAAACTCATTAAATCTTCTGCTATTATAGGACCATATTTAAAATCTTGAGTTTCATCCGCAATACCACCTGTAGCAATAGCTAATTTTTTAACTAAATTCTCATCTTTAAAAGCGTTAGAATAAGCTAAACTATAAACTCCTTTTACTGTTTCATGTAATAACATAGCAAAGTCTATTCCTCTAGATTTTATAATTATTTGTGGTTTATTAGATTCAAGAATTAAACTTTCAAATACTATATCATCATCATCTTGTGTAGAAGATGGATTATTATCACTCAATTTAGGTTTATCTTTACCTATATCAACTGCACATGCTCCATAAGCAGAACCAAAAGGAATTGAGTTTGGTCTAGAACTATCGCCTCTTTCCCAATCAATTCTTTTCATATGATTAGCAAAGTCATTAAATATCTGTATAAGTGATACTACTCTATTAGTTGCTGAAGTTTCTGATTCGTATTTTTTATAAAGATTAATTAATTTATCTTTTGTAGATGGTAAATTAATTAATGCTTTTGTATTTAAACCTTCTCCTTGAACTATATTATTAATAAGTTTCATTTTATGAATAGCTAACTTAGTTAACTTATTTTCATTAACTAAACTTTCATCAAATTTAATATCATCATTATCAAATTCTTCATCATCAATTACTTCATCATCATAATCATCAACTTGTTCTATATCATCTATTTCATCAATATCTTCTATATCATCGTCTTTTAAATTTTTTATATAATCAAAATCTGCTTCTTTAACTGTTTTATTTTGGTCATAAAAATTTTGTATATCTACACCTGAAGAAATTTTAATATCTAATGAAATATTTTTTTGAGTAAAGAAATCACTATAATATTCTTTAATTACTTCTTTAGCAACTTCTTCTAAAGAAGAATTTATTTCATCTTTTTTATTTTCTAAACCTTTATATGTTAGTTCATTTGCTGCATAACCACTAACTAATTTACTTTTTGAAGGTTCGTTTAAAGAACTAAAAAATTCTTTAGGTAATCCTGGATTAGAAGGCTCACCACCTGTGTATGCAGTTAAATCAACTTCCTCTAAAAATTTTTTAAATTTTTTGTATATCATTTTTAATTATATTTTTATAAGTTTATACACATTTGATATAAATCTTCCAAAGTCATTCCTTTTTCTTTAAGAACTTCTTTTAATTTATCTATTATGAAATTATCATCTTCTAATTTTGGTTGAGGTTTAAAATCTGGTTTTATATCAAGGTCATCATCTTCATCCTCACTATCTTCATATGGATTTGGAAATGAAGGGGCAATAGGTTTAGTTATAGGTCTTGTTATTGGTTCTTCTACTTCGGTGTCAGGTCCGCTTCTGAACTCATAAAATTTTTTTATCATATTATTAATTTTTTTTAGTATATTTGTATATATTAAAAAAATAAATATAAAAAAACATGAACAGACAAAATGATTTTGTAAAGTACGCCATGTCTAATGGCATTAGTTCTCTAAACTTAGATTACTATGAAAAAGGTATAGAGAGCAGCATGACACCTTATATCTTAGAAGAAAGAGAAATGAGAGTAACTCAAATGGATATCTTCTCAAGATTAATGAGAGACAGAATGCTTTGGTTAGCAGGACCTGTAAATGACCACATGAGCACAATTGTTCAAGCACAGTTAATGTATTTAGATTCAACAGATCCAAAAAATCCAAAGGATATTATAATGCATATTGATAGTCCTGGAGGTTCAGTTAAATCTGGATTATCTATTGTAGATGTAATGCAGTATATAAAATCTGATATACAAACAATAAATACAGGAATGTGTGCTTCAATGGGGGCAGTACTTTTAGGTGCAGGTACAAAAGGTAAAAGATCTTCTTTAAGATTTTCAAGATCAATGATACACCAATCATCAGGTGGTGCAGGTGGGCATATCTTAGATGCTAAAATCACTTGGCAAGAATGGGAAAAAGTGAATGAATTATTATTCACCTTATTAGGTGAGTTTTGTGATAAAGATCCTGAAATAATTAAGAAAGATGCTGACCGTGATTTATGGTTATCTGCTGATGAAGCTGTAAGTTATGGATTGATAGATGAGGTAATTAAAACACAAAAATCCTAATTTATTTATTTTAATATATACATTAAAATAAATTCATAAAATGAATACTTTTACAAAGCTAGTAGAACAAAACGAAAGTTCAAAAAAATATAAAGTATCATCGTATTTAGTATTAAAAATTGATGCTGAAAATGAAGGAGAAGCAGGGTATAAATCAGATTCTATAATAGAAGGAATAGATGATTATGATAGTCATATAATCAATAATATTGAAGAAATTAACGAATTTGATGATAATCTTAATGAGAATAAATTGATAGATATTCCTGATATGTTTAGAAAAATGCCTAAAGAACTTTCTCCCGAAGAAAAAATTCAAAGAGCTTGGAAAGAAAAATTTGATGATAATGAAGTATCAGAAGATGATAAATTTGAATTTTATCATCAAGCAAGAAAAACTTATGAAGGAGATACTATATTTAATTCTTTAAAAGGAAAGTTTTAAAATAAAAAACCCGATACTAAGTATCGGGTTTTTTTATTATCTATTGTATTTTAATTTATATAATGTTCTATATAAAAGAGCAACAATCTCATCAATTATATTATGTAAATGTGTATCTTCTTGAGGAATACATATTCTAGTTTCACGAACAAATGCTACGGATTCTTGGAAATAAGCAATCCTTTCTTTTGTTTGAGTAATACTTGTATCAATTATATCATATCCCTCAACTATTTCATATTGTCCTTGATAAACTTCCACTAATGTATCCACTAGTTCCTGAACACCTTCATAATAAGCTCCTAATGCAACATGTGCTGCATAAGAACCCATATCGCCTTTAACTTGTAAATGATATTTATGACTCATTTCACGAGTTTCAAAAATCTTTGAAAGGAATTTGACAACATCTGTTTTTTCAACTACTGCGGGCTCTTCTATTAAGTTACTTGGTTTTATAGCAGCAATTTTTTTATAAATCTCACTAGGGTTAAATGCAGGAATAATTTCATTATCCTCATTTATCTTTTTAATTTGTGTAAATTTTTTCATGTTTATTTTTATTTTTTATTAGTACATATAAGAACTACCTTTATCAACATAATTATCTAAATTAGATATTGATTTATCAATAGAATTAATTATATCTTTTAACTTACTTTTTACTGACTTTAATTCTAAATAAGAATCATCAATTTGATTATTTTTATCACTCTTATCATCTACAAAAGATTCAATATCATTAATCACATTAACAATAGTATCCATATTAGTATGAAAATCACTTGATAGATTAGATAATTTTTCTGTCAGTTCTCTAACTTTATCATTAGATATTAAAGCAGTATTTAATTCATTAAATTTTTTAATTCTCATTTTTGAAAATTTTATTTTAATATATATATTAAATAATAATTATGGCAAAAAATAGATTAATTTTAGAGTTTACAGAATTTAATTCACAAAGGATGAATCCTGATACTTCTCAAATGGCAGTAGCAGTTGAAAACCCTCAATTAAGTATAAATGCATTTGATAAACATTTAGATAGGGTTAGAACTGCTATATCTAATTTAGAAGGTATTGTTAAGAACTTAACTACATCATCTACATTTAGATCATTAAGATCTATGCTTTCTCTTGAAGAACAAAATGTAGATAAATTAAAAATATTAAGAATCACTTCAAATGATAGAGTTAATTATGATGCTTATATATCATTTTTAGTTCATGATAAAGAATATTTTGGAGTTGTTAAAAACATATTAAATCCTTTACCAAGATTAGTATCTGAGATATTTAAAGACCATGATCTTGTTCAGAGTAAAGAATGGAGAGTTAAGGTTGAGGGTTTAATAATTAAGACTATAAAGGCTTGGTTAAAACCTGAGATAGGGGAATATATTTTATTAAAGTCTCAAATTTTATGCACTAATAATATAACAGGAGAAGACCTCTTATTAAAAGAAGGTTCTGATATTAAGGTTATACGTTCTATGGAAAATTCAATCACAATTGAATATAATAATAAGTTTTTTAATTTAACAGGAGATAATTTTATTTATTTTAATTATTGGTTTAAGAGTAAGAAATAAAAAAAGGAGCTTTAAGCTCCTTTTTTTATTTTAATCCATTTCTTTCTATTATATCATAAAGTTCTTTTACTTTATTTTCTAAGTAAGCTACTTTTGCTACTAAAACTTCGTTATAATTTAGTGCTAAATAACCATCCTCTTTTATAATTATAGAACTTGGTACAATACCTTCAACATCTTGTGCTATATAACCTATATGAGAATTACCACCAATTACATAAGAAGCAGATTTAATAGAATCAATTCCTTTTATTATAGGGTTATAAACTATATCAGATTTTAATCTAAAATCAGAATCAAAACCACCTGTTTGAGCAGTTATAGAACCACTAGCTGATATATTTTCTGAAAAATAAGCATTACCATTAACTTGTAAACTATATGTTCCTTGACTTGTTCCATAACCAATTAATAATTGAGATTTACCAACCCCATATCCTCTTAGTATCATGTTATTAGAAAAACTTCCAGCATTTGAGGTTGACCATCTAAAACTAGTACTTATTGAATTAAATGTATTACTATCCATATAACATCCAAAATTACCCATATAAGAATATGTTAATGTATTTGGATCAAACGCATTATAAGATTGCCCTAATGATGATCCAGTTAAAAACATAGATGAAGCACTAGGAGAAGGTGAGCTTAGAAATGTTAATAAATTATAATTACCCACAGAACCACTTGTATTATTTACAGGAAATGATCTTAACATTAACCCATATTTACCTGGATTATTACTTCTATGTTGTATATCTAATAATGTTTGAGCATCTCCATTAATTATACATCCTGATGATTGATTAAAAAATTGAAAACCAGAACTTAGTGCCGAATATATACCACATGCACTATTTCCATCTAAAACTAAAGCAGCACTACCTACAAAAGATGGTACTATCGTTCCACCACTATTAGAAGTCCCACTTATTATGGTACTACCATTTACTTGAAGACTATATGTTCCACGACTAACGGTAGATCTAATCATTAAACCATCAGTATTTAATTTCATATAGTCCCTTACGCTACCATTATTAGATAATTTCCATCTAAATGATGTATTTTCAAAACTAAATGTACCTGATTCATATATCATCCCATATAACCCTAATTGTCTATATGCATTTGGATTTGACGAACTTGCGGAATACGTAGGGTAATCTCTATAATAATATTGCTGATTTATTGAAGCTCCATTAGCTATAGTTCCAAACTCAGGAAATACACCGAATGTTAAGAAATTAAAAGAACTAGTAAATCCATCACCAGTTGGTGGTTTTGATGTGATAGTTAATGGATTTATACCATTACCATCAGAATTTGTATCTTCAATTGATAAAAGTGTACCTCCACCTGCGACAGAACCTCTAATAAAAGACTGTGCAGTTAAATTAAAAAACCCAAAAGCAGATTTATATGTATTAGAATATATAGCTACTCCACTATTACTAGGGGATCCATGTGAAATATTAATTCCAATACTATTAGTAGCATTACTTCTAAAATAAGCATCACCATAAACTTGTAATGAATAAGTACCTGAAGAAAAAGCACTACCTACTAATAACCCATTTATACCACTATTCCAATATAAACTAGGACTATAACCCACACTTGTGGTTCCTGTCCATAAGGCTACATAACCTGTAGAAGCAGATCCTGTTATATTACCTGTTGCTAATGATTGTTTTAAGACTAATTGTGAATCAGAAGTCCCATTTTGCCACCAATATTCTTGTGGGTATGGCCTTGTGCTTGATGTTCCTATTAATACAGTCATACCAATATACCTACTACTGAAAGTTATAGAAGAACAAACTGATGCTGTTGTAGTATATGGTATTATATCATTGTAGTAATAACCATCTAAAGGTAATGGAACTCCTGCTATTATATTACTTGAATAAACTATTGCCATTTTTTATTTATTTTTATTTTTAATTATAATTATAACCTGAACCAACATTTGATTTAGTTATTGGGGTTCTAGAAATATATATATAATAAGTTTTTATCCAGTAATTTGATGTTGGTGTTATTGAAATAGATGTCAAATAATAGGTTCCACGTTCTCCTACCATGTCTGCTGTATCACTAGATAGTAGGGGGTTTGACCAAGTACTTAAAGAACGTGGGGATACTAAATATAGATATTCATTATTTGGATTTACAAATCCTGGATTTACACTTATTGTACTATTTGTATTAGTAACAACTTTTGATACAGTCCCTCCTACTGATACCCAACTTGCTATTTGATTAGCTGTATATAAAGTTGTTGATCTGTAATAATAATAAGGATAATAACTTTGTATATTAGTTGATAATGTATTTGATAGAGCTCCCAAGCTATCTTTAACATATACATTATATGTATATGATGCAGTGTTTGGATTAGGAACAGGTAAAACAGTACCTGATAAAGTTAAAATATCTGTTATACCTCCTACTACTTGGCTTTGTATATAACCTCCATCGGTACCAGATCCTGAAAAAGTAGCGTAAGTTACAGGAGAACTTTTTGGTTGTATAGTCACACTATAAGTTATAGATCCTGTTAAACTTCCTATTTCAATTGGGGTTGATGAACCAACAGATGATCTTGTATAAAAATTACCAGGTGTATGTGTACCAGAAACTCCCGTATATGTAATACTAAATGCATACATAATAGGAGCAATGTTTGGATAAAACATTTGATCAAACATATCTGAAACACTTCTATTACTAAATGAAATTCCAGATGGAATACCACCAACTGCTGAGGTAGAAATTTTAGGATTATTATAAGCAAAATTACTACTTACATTTTGCCAACTTACTATATTATTAGAACCTAATATTAAAGCTTGTCCAACTGAACCAGTAGAACTTATTGAAGGAAACTTATAACCATTTAAATAAATACTACTATTTGAAGCTGCTGTTAAATTAACATTTCCATTTGGATTAATAACACTAATATCTAATCCTGAGTTTGTAGCAGCAGTTATTATATAAGGAGCTGTATTAAATAAAGTTGGATTTCCTGCTAAAAATGTAACTATAGTACTTTGAGTAACTGTATCTGGTTTATTATTAAAAAAGAATACGTCTGTACCATTATTTAATAAAGTAGAGTTCATTACATTACTACCTAAATAGTTTCTTTTACCAAAATAAAATGGATTAGTTAAAATACTACTAGCACTATCAGAATCTAATCCAATATAATAACTACCTGATGCAGTTGTTTGTTTAAAAACATTATTTATCCATGTGGTATAAATAGCATCTCTTAAATTTCTAGGGGTTATTAAATTATTAGTATTATCAGGTATTTTTTGAATAAAATCATCTACGCCTGATAAATTACTAGATTCATAGCGAGTATTTTTATAACTACTAAATGTAAGCATTAATTTATTTTTATTTTATATATTATATATATTAAAAACAATTAGGCACAAAAAAAAGTTTCTACTTTCGTAGAAACTTTTTTTTAATTAAATAAGAAATCAATTTTAAGTAAATCCTTAACTTTAACATTTGAATTAAGATTTAAATCATCAAAATTTAATTTATCATGACTTAATGTATTTTCTACACTCATTAATTCCTCCATTTCTTTGTTAAAAGAAAAAGTATCAGTTATTTTAACTGCATTTGGAATAACCTTACCTTCATTATCCACAGCTTCAACTGGATTTCCTGTAGAATCTCTCTCAACATATTTTTCAAAGATTCTTTTTTCTAATTTTGTTTTATCTTCAATAATAGAAGATAAATCTTTTAACATTCTCATTAATTTAAAAGCTTCTCCTGCTTTTATATCTAAATCAATAATAGCATTTAAAGCAGTTACTGTGTCTTGACTTAACTGACTGTTTTTGATAGTTATCATATTTTTTTGTTTTTTTTATTATATAATTGTTTTATATTTTGTTTAGTCTATTATTACATAAATTATAATATTCTATTTCTTTTTCTATTAAGATATAATCTCTATTTATTATTTTAGCTGCTTCTCCCGTTGTCCCTGAACCCGCAAACGGATCTAAAATAACATCCCCTTCTTTTGAATGTTTTTCCACTAAATCTAAAATTAATTTTAATGGTTTTTGAGTAGGATGAACTCTTTCTTTTCCATGACAAAGAGGATATGTATAAATACCATTATCATATTTAGAATTAAAAGTAGGATTACTTCCTTTTGTAAAGGTAAAAAAATATTCTACCGCATTAGATAAATAATTAACTTTTGAATTAATTGGGGTTGGGTTAGTTTTAACCCAACTACATACTCTAGGTTGTTTAAATCCTAATTTATCAGCACTTATTTTTATATCATTACATTTCCATATATCATAAAATATAATTAAATACCCTCCTTTTTTTAATACTCTAAAACAT